GAAATATCTACGCCAAAACTGGCACTTAAATCTGCAATGGTGCCACCAGAATACGATGTATGAAATACTATTCCGTATTTTGCGTTGTCAATTGTTTGACCTAATTTACTGTCTTTTTGTATTGCATAGAGTATTGTGTTAGGTTGAAATGTGATATAGTCTACATCGTCTATTGTTTGTTCTTTCTTATCACTATCTGTAAACATTAGATCACCTTGAAATATATTATCACCCCATGATAATTTTGATAGATACTTGTATGATTCTAAGAACTTAGTTTCTAGATCACCAGATAACTCTGATGCGTTTTTGATTTCTGATTCTGATGTGTAGAAAAGTGGTTCTGTTTTATTGAATAGTGATTTCTTTGCGACAAAGAATCTGCCGTCTTCTGGATGTTTTCCTGCCCATATTGCTGGCGCACCATCCCATTTTACAGTCATGTTGACTTTTGACTTAGAGTTGCCTTTCATCATATCTCTAAGTGATCTTACAAAGTTGATAGCTGCACGACCACCATCAATACCATTATTGATGATTTCGTCTTCTAGATGTTCTAAATGTAAGTTTTTGACTGCCATAACATTGTATTAATCTTCGCCACCGTCAATCAAAGCTTGGTAATGATCTATTTTAGTTTGGAATTCTGCAATGATAGAGTCGTAATGTGGTGATAAAGCATACAATTCATCGTCAGTTTTAGATTCGCAAAACTGCCACAATTCATACAATATCGCATCATTATCATTTGCAGTGCCATCTGATGTAGGATTATCGGTTCTCCAATTATCCATGAAACCCCTCAATCCTCTACTGGTAGTTGTAGTATAACCGTTTGCAGTTAGTTCTTCATCGAGTAGAATGTCATCTTTGACTGCTAATAAGGCATTTTTCAACTGTTGAAAATAATCTTTAAAACCTAGATTTTCGTTTTTACAATCTGTATTTACACCCATAATATCCCCCTGTGATACTACTATTTAGTTTTTTGAGAGCGGGCGTGAGTGTAGTTTTTCGTTTATTTGGTCTATTTTAAGTAAAACGACTTCTGCTTTGCGGTTGTCACCGCTTTGTTTGAATGAACGAAGTTCTCTCTTCAATTTGACTTTTTGAGATATTAGATTAATTACTTCGTTAGATTTCAAGTTTTTCATGATATAATTCTATTTATCCCATTATATAACAAAAAAACCACCTTGAAAAGGTGGTTTTTAAGAGTAGTTTTGGTTTTTCTATGTCGTCAGATTCTACTAAACAATCGACATGTGCAATTATTGTTCTGAAGTTTTGAATAGGTCTATCAGAACTCGGCGCTCTGCCGAAACACTTAGACCAACCTTACGGTCAACAAGAACTACATCCATCCAATACCTAATAAGCAGTGTTCTGTTCTTGTCTAACTGTTTAAAGTAGGGGAGGGGGCTCCTTCTCCTCACCATTCTTGCGCTACCCAGACTGCTTTAAACAATGTCTTGTCAAGGAAAGTTTCTCTAATTTTTAAAAGGTCGCACTTTCAAGCCCTTTGATGTTTAAGTGTTATCTCACTATGGATAGTATACGAAAAAAGCGATGTCATTGTCAACCTTTTGGCGAAAAAAACTATACTTTTTTTTCTTTAGATTTCATCCACTCTTCAACTATTGCGAATGATTCTTGTTTATCTAAATCAAACATATCTCTTAACACTCTAGGTGCCTCAAACATATTTATTTGACCATCTTCTTGTATGTCATCCAGGATATCAAAGTAATTCATGTAATCGTGCCATAACTGTTTCATCAAAAATCTCCGTCTGCAACTTGAACTACTACAAAACCCTCATCTCTCCACATATCAACAACACATTGTCTATCATCGAAGATAAGATCGATTTTGCCACCCATATCTAAAAACTTGTTTGCAAGTTCTCTTTTGAACTCAACATCACTTCTGTAATCACCATCTGGTCTTAAAAATACTCCTTTATGACCATCACCAATCCAGTCTGAGATTTGTTTCTCGGTGATCTCCCTTTGTGATTCGTTTCTTGCACTAAAGAATGCAACATCATCACCACTTGCAATGAATCTTTTTGCGATATCACATACCCATTGAATAGGTGTATCGTTTACTGTCTCTTCTCTAAATCTGTCCCAATCTTTTGCTTGTGAACCATCAACAAAACATCTACGATGTTCACAATCGGCAATAGTGCCGTCTATATCGAAGATAATTTTTTGATTAATAATTCTTTCTTTTCTCATTAGTGGAAATCCTTCCATTCACCATCTATAGAAATTTTTTCTATAGACATTTTACCGATAGGGTTCATAAAACCATATTCTGGTAATTTAGAACACATTAAGTCCCATTTAGCACCCTCATCTTGACTTTTATCTAAAGCCAATTCTACTAAGTCTGCTGGTATAGGTATCTCTATGATAGCACCGTCATTGACAACGCCATTGTAGATTGGGAAACCTTTTATACTTACTTTTTTCATACTTAGATCATACTAAAAAGTGAGACCTATTGTCAAGCTCTGGTCAAATATATTTGGCGTTTCCTCTGAGTGCAAAGTATAAACCACCAACATATAAACTGACATGTAGATAGTCTTTGTAGATTACATCCCATAAACTAGCAGGACTCAGAATCCATATAACACCAGTTGCAATACAAGTCATAGTGATACCACTAAATCTCGTTGTAAGATCACCTAACTCTTCTACAAACCATTTGAATGCAGGTTGATTTCTGCCGATTCTTGCAAGAAAGAAATGTCTAGCATGCCATGGTATCAAACCCAAAAGACCACCTGCAATCAAACCGATAGCGGCGCCTATCTCTCCCCATGTGACAAACCACCATACGATATATGGTAATCCCCATGCCTCTGCTGTTGCACCTGTGACAGGAAGTTTACTAAGTCCTTGTTGCAAGAACATTGCTGATAAAGGTATTCTTAAAAAGAATGTGGCTATTGGTGCAGATATTTTAGGAAACATTTTCTTCTCTCTCATAAGTCCAGTAATGCATATCGTGTTCTTCTGAATACCATCCCTTTTCAAATCCCCACTTTGTCATTATACCCTCAGCAGGTTTATTTTCTTTTTGAGTGAATGCATATATTCTCTGATGATATTGTGTCGCAACAGGCATAACTAAATCCATAGCGCCTGACTCTCTGTAATCTCTATGTGTGCATACATCTATTGCAAGACACCATATGTCTGGTGTCTTTTCATGTGGATTGATTTTTAACACACCAATCCAATAACCAACAGCTGTATCATCTTCGTCTACAACTACAAAAGAATCTGTTAGATTTTTACAAATAAACAACCAAGTATCGGCACTAAAAGGTGCATTATGTGGGTGTTCTGACCTCTGTATCTGCCAGCATGCCTCCCAATCTTTCTCTTGTATGTGTCTAACTTGCATTTGCCATAATCTCATCTAACTGTTCTGCTGTTAAATCTGTCTTTAACTCAACAGTAAATGTATCATCTTCATTGTGTGTCACAATAAACGGTATCTCGGTACCTGCCTCTTGTAATATACCGATGTTCTCGTTGAACTGTCGATAGTCATTTCTACTTAAAGTCGCAATCATCTTCCTACTTCTCCTAAATATTTTTCTTTAGTCTCTGCCCATGACATAAAACAAACATCATCATAGAACAATGTCTCTGTAAGATTTGTTCTGTCATTCTTGACTAAATTGGTTATTCTTTTTCTCGCATATCTTTCTTTCCACAATTCTGATAATGCCTCAGTAGATGTATCAAAAGACTTTACTAAATCTTTCTCTTCTATCTCACCTCTAAGAAACTCTCGTGAGTTATCATAAAGTGTAGAATAATATATGCCTCTTTGATGTTCTGACTTAATAATATCTTTTGGTATTTTAAGTTGTGAATAAATGAACTGTCTCATACGATTTCTGTGGTCTCTTTTCAATGTCTGGCCATTCTCTCTCTTCGCAACATATAACATAAAGTATCTGTCGTTGTAATGTTTTTCTGCATACTTCAACATTTCTTTTTCTGTTTCTTTTGTCAACTCATATGATAAAGAACCTTTACTGTAACCCATTTTCTTCCAGTGTTTGAGTCTATCGTATTGTGATAGACCACCTGTTTTAGATTTACCATATAAAGATGTAGTTGTCACACTAACAAGTTTATCTCCGTAGTTCTTTTGCCATTGATTCTGTATATCATCTGATAGACAAAGTAGTGCAAGTAATTTACCACCTGTGTAATTAAAACCTAGTGGTTGTAATGGCACTATTGTAGAACCAATACAAGTGTTGTTTAGTTTACCACTATTTGTTTTGTATTCTCTTTCCCACCCGATGTAATCATCTCTAGGTGTCAAGTCAATGAAGTCACCTGTGATACAGATAACACCAAGATATTTGCCTGTGACTTTATCTCTGACTATGTAATGTAGATTACGACCTATATTAGAACTGTTCTTCATAGTAGAAGTAAATGTTCTTACACAATTCCATTTCTCTGGCCAAGAACCTGCTGATTGTCTGTCGTTATCTAGATCAGTGTAAATTAATTCAGGTTCTAGTTTCTCAAAGTCCATAGGGTCTTCTGGAAACCAAATATTGTTTTTACTTTCGTTAATTAGTTTGATATGGTCTTCATTGACTAACTGTTTTGATGCACCAAATAATGTGCCCATTTCTTGTGAAGGATATCTTTGTTGTATTTCTAGATACTTTTGATACAGTGTGTATTCACCAACACTCATTTTAGAAACATATGATAAGTCGTCAATGATTCTTTGTCGAAGATCATATTTTGACATGACCTCTTTCTCGACATAGTTTGCCTTATATTCATCGTATTGTTTCTGAACAAATGGTTCCATTATACTTTAAAGTCTCTAAACTTTTCACTCCTATCAAATACTGGTGTATCATCAACATCTATACTATCAATCAATTCTTCTTGTGCTTCTTGTTCTACATCATACAGTTTCATTCTACTTCTATCAATACCAATTACAAATCTTTTGAAAATTGTAGGGTCATTATATCTGTTTTTCAACTGTTTGACAACCAACTGGTCTAAGTCTTCTAGTTCTTCTGATGTAATCAGTGCGAACATTAAGTCGGCAGTTGCAGGCAGACCAAAAGATTCTGATGTATCTTCTAAACCGATATCTGTAGAACCATAACCACTTCTTGTAGTCTGAGTTGCAGATACCATAGGCACATCATGTTCAACTGCAAGACCTCTAAGTTCTTCTGCAATACTCTTTACTAGTGTGTAAGAGTTTGCACCTGAACCTGGTTTGATTCTATGTGATGCACAAATGTTTAGATAGTCAATAAAAATTATGTCTGGTCTAAAATCTTTCTTAATGTTTAGTTCTTGTAGTAAATGTCTGAAATGTCCCACATGAGCAGCTGCTGTAGGATATTCTTTGATGATTAATTTTCCTGTTGTTTTGTTTTTGATTCTTTCAATCTTCTTATCATATTCTTTCTTGGATATATCTGGCAGTTCTTTCATTGGCACATTCATAACATTAGAATCAATTCTCTCTGCGATTCTTTCTTCACTCATCTCCATAGTAATGTAAAGAACATTTTTACCCATGAGTAAACAGTTAGATGCCATATGGCACATGAACAATGATTTACCAACACCAGTTCCTGCCAGACAAATGTTTAGTGTCTTGTTAGGCAGACCACCTTTTGTAATCTTGTTGAAATATTCAAGATCAAAAGGCATCTTCTCTTCTTCTGTATTGTAAAACTCAAATCTCTCGTCAGCATCTTCTAACTGGTCGTGACCAATATGTGTATCGAATGATACTGAGAGAGCGTCTTTGAGTAAGTCTGGTATTTCACCAGTTGACCTTTTAGATTTCTCGTCTAAGACTTCTATACTGTCCATGACTGCAATGTAGATTGCTCTATCTTTGCACCACTTTTCAGTTTCATCTATCAACCAATCTAAAGGTGTATCATCTGCTTTGATGTTTTCTACAAGTTGTTTTGAGGACTTGACTATTGCATCTCCTTTCGAAGTCACATTATCAAGATTAATGAGAAGTGCTTCAACTGTAGGACTTTTAGTATACTTTTCGAAATAGTTTACTATCTCTTCGAATACTAGTTTTTCAGATGATTCGGTGAAATACTCAGACTTGACAAAAGGTATTACTTTTCTAGTATAAGTTTCATTCTGAATCAGATTCTTGATTATCGTGTTCTCGATTCTCGTTTCCATATTTAAAATATCCGTTTACAACTTTTTCTAATTTTTCCATTACATCTTCTGTGAAGTATTTTTCTGGATTGTTATTAATAGTTTTACCAAACTCAGTTTTGCCTGTAGGTAATAACACTCTAGTAGATGATTTCTCAAAAACACCACTATCTAATGCAAGATCAAGCAGACCATAATATCTATCAAGACCTTTATCATATGTTAATCTAACATCTACGATTCTGTTTTCAACAGTTAATCTAGATTTTGCATTCTTACAATGTATTATATTACCGACTACTTCTGTTCCTTCTTTTTCTTTTCTCTTAGAAAGATATACGATTGATGAAGCGGCATATTTTAAACCTGAACCACCACCCATTTCTTTTGTAGGGAACATAGAACCAATAACATCGTATGTGTGATTAGTCACTATCATAGGAACTTTTGCACGACCAAGTTTTAAAGTTAAAACTCTGAATGCACCTTTGACAATCTGAGCACGAGTCATATCTCTTGTTTCTTTACCAGCCGCTGTGTCTTCAATTTCTTTTGTAGTTGATAACATACCAAGTGAATCTAAACAAAACATCATAGGCGGTCTTTCTGACTCGTCTGTTTCAAGATATTTGTCGAGAATTGATATTGATTGTTGTCTGAACTCTTGAACAGTGACAACAGGAACAATAATCATTCTGCTTGAATCGATGCCTCTCTCTTCAATCATCTCTTTAGTGATTGCAGATTCAGACTCGAAATAGATTACAGCAGAATCAGGATTATCTTCTAGAAACTGTTTGACCATTCCTAATGCGAAGAAAGTTTTACCTGTCGCAGACTCACCTGCGATTGCTGTAATTTTGTTTGCTGGTAGTCCACCATAAAGTGAACCAGATAATAGAGCGTTGAATATATAACTCCCTGTGTCTACAAAGGAATCAACATCACCAGCAGATACGCCCTCTGCAACGATATTTGCATAGTCGTTGCCAGTCGCTTTTACTAAATCTTTAATAAATGACATAAATCACACCTCTCATAATTTAATTTATGTATACAGTATATCAATCTTTTGATATTTTGTCTAGACGATTTTCAAAATCATTCTTCTTTGATTGGTCGCAAAGTTTGTCCTCAAATCTGTATCTCTCTTCTAACATTTTTAATATCATAGTGACTTGTGATTCTAGATGAATTACAAAACCACATATCACTGCAATCATAAACATATAAAATATGTCCATTATTGATATTATCATAGTTCTAATTCTGATTGTGTCTCTAAGACCACTACGCCTTGTTCAACAAGAATCTCTCTGTTCTTCATGTGTTGTGCATCAACATCATCTTTGTTTCCGCCTGTGTATGCGACTGCATGATGTTCATCAATCATCTGTTGATTGATTGAATACAATGAATCACCTAAAAATAATTCACCTAATATTCTTCCAAACTTACCTTTGTCATGTGATACTAATTCAATACTATCACTTTCTAAAATACTTTTCAGATGTGCCTTTGATGCTTTACCAAATTTCTTTTCTACTAAGTCTCTTGTTCGACTCTCAGGTGTATCGATGCCTAACATCCTTACTCTTTGTTTTTTATACGACATGCCAAATCCTAGATCGATATCTACATCTACGGTATCACCGTCCACGACTTTGACTACTTTTACTTTATATCTATACATAATAGTTGTGTTGCCTATGCTCCTTTTTTTTCTCCCAATCTTCTATTGCTTTCTTGATAGAATCTTCTGCAAGAACTGAACAATGTAATTTGATTGGTGGCAATTCAAGTGCTTGTGCGATATCTTTATCTTTGACTTGTTTTGCCTCTTCTATTGTTTTACCTCTCAGCATATCAACAAACATAGTTGAACTTGCAATTGCAGAACCACAACCATATGTTTTAAACTTGACATCGACAATCTTTTCATCATCATCAAGTTTAATTTGTAGTTTCATCACATCGCCACATGCAGGTGCGCCTGTCATTCCCGTTGCGACCATTGGGTCTTTAGGGTCAAATCTGCCCACTGAATGTGCTTCTGGATTATTCAAGACAGAATTGAACCTGTCTATTACTTTTTTACTGTATGCCATAATGTTATTTAGGTAAAGAAAGAATCAAGACTCGCATTACCAAACTTATCTTCTATCTTATTTACATTTCTACTATTGAACTCTTGAAAATCTTTGTTGTATATGAATGGTATCTCACTCACTGGTGTCCATTCTTTTTCACCTGGCGCCATAACTTTCCATTCTAAGTTATCATCTTTCGGATATTTTATTGACCAGTCTACTGTTGAGTTAGATAGATACTCTCTATCATCTTTATTGATAGGGTAAATATATTTGTATTGTTTGCCTTTGACTCTTTTTAAATTCAAGTCTATTCTTTGTTCGTAATTTGGTCTATGGCCATATTTCTTACCATCTGTATTAGGTAAAATACCTTGCATAGTTCTAGGGTGAACTTTCTCACCATTCTCTGTCACATATAAATCTGTTTCAGAAAAACCACCATACAAGAAGTTTGCAGACTGATATACATACCCAACTTTACCTACGATGCCGTCTGCCCATGTAAATAGATATCTAATTCTTAGATGTTGTCTAATCCATTTGACGACTAATGATAACATCTGACTCTCTGAATTTTTAGGCATATCATCTGTCATTGCCATTTTACCTATCTCAAAGTAGTCGGCAGATGTTAGTTCTGGAAATAAAACTTGTATCGTATGTTTAGGTCTAGTTCCCCACCCTAATGATAACACACCTACTAACTCTTCGTTTACATAACAACCCAACCAATGTTTCGTGAGTTTAGGTATTATAGGTGAGTAGTGCCATTTCTGTAGAAATAAAGTCGCAACTCTGTAATCTACTTCTTTTATTATCATGAGAAGAAACTGTCAAGTGATGCAACAGGTTCTACATTCCAATTTATTAACTGAACAATATTTTTGAGTGGTTCAACAAAAGATTTATCGAACTGCAAGTCATAGTCTACGAATCTATGTAAGTCAAATTCTTTAGGTAGAACAGATGTAAATGAGATCACATTCTCATTGATAGGATTAGGTGTTGTAAGATAAGTAAAGTGTATCTTCTCACCGTTTTTGATTGTTTCATATCTCATGTCTAAACTCTTTTCTCTGAGATGATGATTGAATAGTAATGAACCTCTTACATGAATTGGTGTGCCTTTAGAATAGATATTTGTTGAGTCTTGATACTGAACTAAACCTTTACACCCTCTAGGAAAACTTGCATCTTCGACTGGCAGATTACGGAACTCTTTTCGTGCAGTCTCTACGAACTGCCAAAGTTCTTGTTCATCACCTGTCATTACAACTTTGAGTGCCTCTTCTAGTTTCTTTCTGACCCACAATGGCGTTGATGATTTTGCAGTTTCTATACCCATCATTTTGAGTTTAGGTGTAGTAAGTCTTACACCCTCATTGTCATGCACATTTAGAATGTATCGTTTCTTGGCAGTCCAGATACCTCTATCTGCAATAACTTCACGACCCATTTCCATTTTCTGTTCAAATGCATTTGTGTAATCTGCAAGGTCTTCAAAACCTTTTTCTAATATGTCTTCTATCTGAACTTCTGCCTTAGATAAGAAGTCTATTACTTTATCTTTTGGTGCATCAGGTAATACTTGTTGCACTAATTTATCCATTGTGATATAGATTGAGTCTGTATCAATTGCGATTACATAATCTTCGTCTTTTGTTTTGAGAACATTGTTTAGATATTCATTACATATCTTTTCTGCCCAACGAATCGCAAGTTGACCTGATAGAGTGATTGCCTCTGCCATGTCGATAGAGAAGAATGCAAAGTATTGATTCGCCATTGCACCATAGGCTGAGTTCAATGCAATCTTACGAACTTGTTGATTGTTGTATGCCCTCTTAATTAGAGTGTCGAGTTGTTTTCTTCTAGCAGTATCAGTAGTTCTTTCCTTTTCTTTCTGATACTCAATCATTTTCTTTTTCCACTTCTTTCTTTCTTCATAGAAAGTTTCCATGAGTTCAGGAAACATGCCTTGTTTATCACGAGAGAACAGAACACCATTTGGTGCTACTGCTGTGTTTGTCTGTTTACAATATGATAAGTCACATTCTTTGTTTAACATTCTATCTACAGTCACATCTTGACGATTACCTTTTATCATTTTCTCAGGTGAAATGTTATACTGCATTATCAGATGTGGGTATAGAGAGTTCAAGTCAAACGACATCACCCAATTATGACCGCCAACAATAGGTTCTTTTACATAGGCACCTACAATAGGTTTGTTCTTATCGTTGCCTGTTTTAAGTCTTTGTGGTGGTGTTTGTATGTTTTGGTCTTTGAGAAAGTTATAGATGATAGTTTCCCAATACTTCACCATGCCGAATGTGTCAATGTAATTACACTTTGCACTATAAGCCATTGTGATAATCAGATCAATGAAACCTAATTTCTCTTCTAGTTCTTCTACAAGAACAACATCTCGAACATTATATTCTAGAAACTTACCATAGTCTTGTCGATATAATGTATGTAAAGAACCAAAGTCACTGTAATCTATTTTACCTTTGCCTAGTTCAAACTGTGCAATGTAATCTAATTTATATGACTCTTGATTATGAAATGTATTCTTACGATACAGTTCTAGATAGTCGATGATGTTTACACCACTGAGTTCGAAGATTTGATTCTTCTGATAACCCATTGATGTATATTCTCTTGTGTGTGATTGACCCCATGGCGATAACTTCTTATGTTCATCTTCACCTAGAATCTTATCGATACGATTACAAAGATATGTAATATCAAAACTGTTTACATTCCAACCTGTAATAATATCAAACCATTCTGTTCGCCAATACTTTACAAACTTTTGTAATAAGTCTGTTTCGTTTTTACAATTGTGATAGACTAGATTCTGATTATGTTCCCATGGACCAATGCCAAAGACTTGACATTCTTTACCAAAAGGTTTGATTGATATTGCATTGATTTTTTCTGATGCCAACATTGGTTCTGGAAAACCATTTTCGCACTCACACTCAATATCTAATGTTGCAGTTTTGATAAGTGATGTATCATACTTAATATCACCTTGAAACTTATCTGCAAGATAAGTATAAACATATCTATCGTAGCCGTGAACTTCGAATCCTTCTACACCTGAATACTTCTCTCTGAATTTTCTTGCGCCACCCATAGAGTTTAAATTTACAAGTTCTAGATTACGACCGTCTAGAGACTTGTAAGGTGACTCGTTCTTTTTAGATAAGATATAATGATTAGGTCTATAGTTTACTGCAACCTTTTTCTTGGTTCGCCCTTGATAACCTGTTATTAATATCTTGTCACGACTACGACATACATTCGTATAAAAATCCATAATATAATTATATCAGAAAAGTTATTCGTTTAATAGTGATTTTTTGCCTTCGAAATCAAAATGTTTTCTGATTACAGATTTGATTTCTTCCCAATGACCTATTTTGTTTAGTTCATCTTCGACTGTTTGCATCATATCTGGATGATCTGCCACACCCGATGCATTCTTTGTTAATACTTCAACATTGATTTTGTGTTTTTCAATCATTGCATCTGCATGTTTTACTTGTGCCATAAGCACTTTGTTTTGAAAATCTATCATAATACTCCTATGTTTCCAACACCATCTGTTGTAGTTCTTTACTTCTTCTGCCAACTTGACCATACCATCTGGAGTCTTCCATTTGTCTAGACATTTCTTCCCAATCGCCTGTTGAACATGCATATAACATATTTCTAAACTTAGATAATCTATTTGGTCCTAAGTTGAAACACATGTTTACTAATACATGTTGTATGCTTTCTGGAAGATCATCAAAGTTCATGTTGTTCTTTTCACAAACATGATATGTTTCTTCTAGATGTTTATCGAAATCTGCTTCGTAGTATCTATCTACAACTTCCTGTGATATCGGTGTTCCTTCTGGTTCACCATACTCTTCATCATCTTCTCTTATAAGATGTCCGACACCAAGTGTCAAATAACCAAGTGAGTCTTTATAAATTTCTAAGACTTCTCCTTCGTGTCTTTTAATCTCTGCTTTTAGAATCTCTCTGTTCATGTTCCCTCTTCATTTGTTCATCCATGAGTTCAACTAATATGTCACCCATTAGATCGTTAAGTTCGTTATTATTTAGTAATTCTTCAATTACTTCCTCTGTTGCCTCTACTCCTTCTGGCGTTCTTCTTATAGTTCGTTTGAAGTTGATTTGTGGTTCACCATCTACAAACTGCACATCACCATATTGATAGACTAATCCTTTCCATTCACCAGATATCAATTCGATACCTGCATCTTTCTCATAAGGATTTTCTACTACACGATAAACTTCTTTAAATAACATTATCTTATTATATCTATATCTGGATTTTTATTCCAGACTTCTAACTCTGTTCTTAATCTTTTCTCTGATTTGAGTTTATCAAATCTTTTACCTGCTAGTTTTTTCCACCAAGTCACTATCTGTTCTAATTCAAATCTATCATAGTTAGGTCTTTTAATTAGTGTATCTGTTTCTAGATTAAGATAGTCTGCAACATTGTCATACCCATATGTAGATATAAATGTTCTCTTCTTTTCTGTAAGACCTTTTGCATCTACAAGGGCAGTCTTAAATGTTTCTAAATCTTTTCCTTCTAATGAGTTTCTAATAATAGAAATCATTTTAGTTTGTGTCTTTAGTTTTCTACTACTTGCATCTTCATCTACAAGTGGTCCTTTGTTTCTATCTTCAAACCACTTTCTAAGATCGTGGTATTTTTCATCATTGATTGCAGGCACAAAATCTGATAATGTAAGACCTGCATATCGTAGAAAAGGTTTCATGCCATCATATTGTGATACTTGTTTTGTAGAACCATATAATGATGTTGTTTCAAACATACAGAAATCTGTATTATACTTTTCACTTAGAGCTCTTCTTGCAAGATGTGAACAACAAATGCCTGCAAGTAATTTACCACCAAGATAATTAAAACCAAATGGTTGTGTTGGCACTATTATGAAACCCATGATTGCACTATCATTAAATCTCTTCATGACTTCCATGTTTGTTGTCTGTAGTGGTCTGCCTAAGAAATCGTTTCTAGGTTTAGAGTTGATTGTTGGTGAACCGAATCTAATAAAACCTACAATTTTATTTGTATTTAATTCATAGACAACCCACTTTAGACTTTTGCCTGGCACTGATTTTTCTATTGCATGTGATGTGACTATCTCTAGATAGTTATCATACATATCGTTTGGCACTTCTCTACAAACGAATTGCATATCTTCTGGATGCATTGTAAAATCTTGAAACATCTCATCTTCTGGTCCATAACCAAACAAAGGTGTTGGTATATCTTCCATTCTTTCGAGTTTTACTTTACGAAGATAATCATCAATACGACCAAAGTTCTTATAGTAATCTATAAAAACCTGTGATGCAAATTGAGCGTCTTGTTTATTGAGTATCATGTCTAAAAAATTTTCTTCTTATAATATATACTCTGATGTAGGCAAAGATTGTCATGAACAAAGTAATCGATGTGCCTATGTAAAAAGTATTAGTCATACCAATTAAATCTATGAGAACAAACAATAAAAGTAAGTTCAAAGGATAATTAATAAGTAGACCTGTGCCTACTGTTGTCGCTGTTTCTTTGTGTATTCTTCTTGACTTAGGACTCATAATAAAAAACCTGATACCATTTTACAACAGTATCAGGTCCTTGTCTAGTTGTTTTATTCAGAAGTTAATGCTTCTAAAACATTTTCTGGTGCAGACGCCTCGTATGGGTCTGTATCAGCTAGGTCTCTCATGTCGTCTTCTGCAAAAACATGTTCTACTACATTGTCATTAATGACCATTGCATATCTCCATGACCTTTTACCAAAACCTAGATTACCTTTTTCTACTAGTGCATCTACTCTAGATGTAAACTCAAAGTTTCCGTCTGGTAATGCTTTGACATTCTTAATGCCTTGATTTTCAAACCATGCATTCATTACAAATGTATCGTTTACTGATAGACAATATACTTCATCTATGCCTGCTTTTTGAAAATCGTTATAGAGTTTTTCGTAACCTGGTAATTGTTGAGACGAACAAGTCGGAGTAAATGCACCTGGAAGTGCGAAGATTAATACTCTTTTACCTGCAAATGATTCACGAGTATTTAAACTCTGCCAATCATCATCTTGTCTGAAATTAAAATAGACTTCTGGTATTGAATCGCCAACATTTATCATAATATATCCTCT